TTGCTTCATTATTATAATAGTATTTACGATTTTTAGAAAGTAGAAAAATGTATTCGTGTGATTTAGTACATCTATCTTTAACACTTTCTGGCATTGGATTAGGTTTATGCCATATAATATCTTGTCTTAGATACCATCCGTCTGCACGTAATGCAAATGCCAACATCCATGGTATACCTATCAAGTCTTTCTCTTTGAGTCCTTGTAGTTTGTTACCTCTCTTGGCACACTTGTCAGGTAAATCTTGTTTGGTTTTACTGACACTTTGTTTTGGTAATGCCTGTCCTTTACCAGGTCTATAGTTATAATAACTATCTCCTATGTTTACCCACAGTGTACCGTCATCAGTTAATACATCACGTACTGATCTGAACACTTCTACTAAGTTTTGAATATATTCTTCTGGACTTTCTTCTTGACCTATTTGTTTATCTTCTCCACCATAGTCACGCAACCCATAGTAAGGAGGTGATGTGACACAAGTTCTTGCTTTGCCATCAAACTCTTTTAAAGTCTCACGACAATCTCCAAATAAAATTGTATCAACCACCATAACTAAATTCCTTCTTCGCTGCCTCCTCCAGTTTTTGCATTACTTCTTCAGTGAAATATTTCTCTGGATCCTTAAGTATTGCAGAAGGATATACAGTACTATTACCAACAATGACCCTATTTCCTTTACGCTCGAAGACCCCATACTGTTCACCCAACTCCAATAGTCCGTAGTATTTGTCAAGTCCACGGTCATCAAAATACAATCTAGTTTCAATTTTACTTCCCTCCTTAGTTAAACGTGATTTTTTTGCTTCACACTTGATAATATTACCTACAAGTGTTGTGCCATCTTTTTCTTTTTTCTTACCAAGATATATGATAGTTGATGCAGCATACTTAAGACCTGTTCCACCACCCATCTCTTTAGTAGGTACATAAGATCCAATTACATCATACGTATGATTAGTTACGATCATAGGTATCTTTGCTTGTCCTAGTTTTAATGTTAGAACACGAAATGCACCTTTGATTAATTGTGATTTTGTCATGTCTCTAACTTGTTTATCGTTAGCAACATCTTCCATCTCTTTAGATGTAGATAACATACCAAGAGAATCAAGAACAAACATCATTGGTTCTCTCTTTGGTTCTTTCATATACTTGTCTACAATACGACAAGCTTGTGTTCTAAAATCTTCAATAGTAGATACTGGAAACAATACCATACGTTGAGAATCAATACCACGAGACTCGATCATCTCTTTAGAGATAGCAGATTCTGTCTCAAAATATATAACTCCTCCTTTAGGATTTGCTTCTAGAAAATTACGAACAACACTAAGTGCAAAGAATGTTTTACCTGTGCTGCTTTCTCCTGCTAATGCAGTAACTTTATTAGAAGGTATCCCTCCATATATTGATCCGCTACAAAGAGCATTAAAAATATATGAACCAGTGTCAACGTAATCAGTTACATCACCAGCAGCGACTCCATCGCTTACTATACTGGCAAACTCATTACCACTGTCTTTAATTACTGTATCTAAGAATCCCATTGTGTTGCTTCATCCTCATAAAAATTTACATAATCATAATCACTGCTCATAAGTTTAGCAAAAGAACGAGCAGTGTCATAGTCCTCAAAACATTTTACGCTGTCAGAATCTACTTGCCCGACAACGTGGTTAGTCCATGTGACAACAAAGACTTTTTTAGTCATTCAAAGAAACTCCCAATAGTGATAACTTTTTCGTGGTGCCACCCAATACATTGTAGCACATTTTTGAGAGGTTCCAAGAAACTCTTCTCAAATTGTGTTTGATAATCAACATATTTCTCTATACCAAATTCCTTTGGCAGTTCACCAAAGAAACTGATACAGTTTTCATGTATAGGATTAGGTGTCTTCAAGTACATAAACTTGATCTTCTCACCCTCCTGTATAAATGGATGCTTATGTTCTACTTTATGTTTTTTGACGTACCAGTTGTATAGGAGTGCCCCTCTGACATGGATCGGGGTTCCTTTTGAGTAAATATCTGTTGGATGTCTGTATTTTGAGAGGTTGTTACATCCACGTGGGAAGGCGACTTCATCATAGGGTCGCTCCCTTGTTTCGCTGCGGACTCCATTGATGAAAGAGATAAGCTCATCATTGTCTTTGCCGATAATAATCTGAAACGCTGCATATAATTTATCCCGAAAGTATGCTGGTGTTGATGACCTAGCAGTTTCTAGACCCATGATCTTCATCTTGGGTTCATTGTATCTAACTCCTTCTGAGTCCCATACATTTAATATGTATCTTTTCTTTGCTGTCCATATACCTCTGTCTGCAATATTCTCACGCTTCATACTCATTTTCTGTTCGTACGCCGAAACGTACGATGCCAAGTCCTGATAACTTTTGTCGATAAACGGCTCCAGTTTTTCTTCACAGATCTTGTTAAGTAAGGAAACAATTGCTGCTTTGTCGCTAGACTTAGAAGCAAAAAATTTATTAACAAGAGGTCCAAGATTAAGATATATTGAGTCTGTGTCAGATGCAATTACGTAATCCTCCTTGACTGTAGAGAGTAGTTTATTTAGGTAACCGTTCATTTTATTCTCTATCCAACGGATAGAAACCTGTCCTGACAGTGTGATTGCTTCCGCATTTGCTGTCTTGTAATATCTAAAATGTTCATTACCAATAGCACCATAGGCAGAGTTAAGAGATATCTTCTTTGCCATCTGTATATTATTACAACGAGCAATCTCTTTAGTCAGTTCAACTGTAGGAGTTTTTTCATACTGTTGCTTTGCTTTGATCATTCGTTTCTTGAATATAACTCTAGAGTCATACATCTTTCTCATCATTTCTGGTAAGAAACCAGACACATCTTTTCTATACTGTGCACCATTTGCACATGTAGCATATTGTTTATCAACTTCTACCTTTTGATTTAAGATCCCCTCAACGCTTGCACTGGGATGTCTAGTCTCTGCGAGGGTTTCTGGAGAGATGTTATATTGCATAATGAGATGAGGATACAAACTATTGAGATCGAAAGAAACAACCCAGTCATAGAATCCCACTTTTGGTTCTTTGACATATGCTCCTGCGTATTTTGTATCTTTAGTTTCTTCTCTTTTGGGGGGTATTGCAATTTTACGTTTGTTTAATTCATTGTATATGTAGTTGTCCCACATACGAACCTGACTGAATACATCTTCATAATTAACCTTGGCATCATATGCCATAGTGTATGCGAGTTCTATCAGTTTCATCTTATCGTCTAGTTTATCAACAAGACGAACGTCATGGATGTTGTAGTCAATAAACTTTTGCCAATCTTTTTCATAGAACTCCTTGAATGTATCAAACTCAGAGTGATCAAGTTTCTTCTCACCTAATTCAACATTGCATATGTGGTCGAGTCGATAAGACTCTTGATTAGTGTAAGTAAATTTCTTATATAGTTCAAGATAATCTAACGTAGATATACCAAGTGTATCAACCGCAAATTGTTTACGACCTTTGATGAAGATCTCACGTTGTGATACCAATCTCCATGGTGATAATAATTTTACAAACTTCTCACCTAGTATACGTTCAATACGATTGCAGATGTATGGCATATCAAACAACTGCACGTTCCATCCTGTAATAACATCAGGATAATTTGCTTGCCAGTAATCTAAGAAAGCATTCATCATACTTTCTTCCGATCTAAAGTGCATGTAATCAACCATAGGATCTTTGTTATCATATGGTCTTGCCCCGAACACAGTAATTCTACCAGAGAAACTATCTTTGATAGAGATAGCAAGTATCTCTTGATCAGCAGATTCTATGTCTGGAAATCCATTCTCAGCAGCAGTCTCAATATCAATATTGAATATACGAATCTTGCTACTATCAAACTTTAGTTCTTCTTCTGGATGTTGTTCTGCTATGTACTGATATAAAAATCTTGTATTCCCATAAATGTCAAAGTCAGGAACTTCTTTGTATTGTTTTACAAACTCTCTTGCTTCTGATATAGAACCAAATTTATGTGGTTCTACAGCATTTCCTTCTAGTGTTTTCCATTTAGAATAATTCTTTGAGGGCAAAAAAAGCGTTGGGTTAAAAGGAACCCGAACGCTATATCTTTCGCCATTATTATATCCCCTTACAAGGAGACGATTTCCTGCTTGTTCAACACTTGTATAAAACTTCATTCAAGAGACTTAATATAGTTTGCAAGAAGATTCTTGCTAGGTTCTACAATAGTAGTAATGTCAGATGATCTGACAATCACCTCAGAGTCATCAGAATGTTTTGGCCAATGACTTAAGTTGCCTTCACTGTCCACCTCAAAAGGTTTACGAAGTATACAATCAGGATCACCAGGTATTAGTTCTCCTTCTACTTCATCAACTTGGGCAACTATCCATTCATTACTCAGTCGCAGTAGATTCGCTGCTATCTCCATTTGGTGTCTCCTGTTGAAAGAATATTTGTTCGTCAGTAAGACCAAGTTCTTTTAGTCTACTAGTAAAGTTGTCAAGAATATTATTGTCAGGAAATACTACACTAATGATATGTTCTCCACCTAAACGATGTTCTTCTACAGGTGAGTAAGGACACCAACGAGAATATCTAATTGGAATAGTTCCATCTTCATTATCTTTTCCTAATTCTAAGAGGTATGGATATAACATACGATATCCAACAACCTTTTCTTTATCTTCACTGCGAACCTCACCAAACATACAAAGAACACGTTCTCTGTTTGCAAGAGAAACAATTCTAACATTGTGATTAGTTCTTAATGCTTCACTCATTTGTTAATTCCTTTTTTTCTTGAAGTTTTTTTTCATAAGCATCTTGTAATCCTGGTTCTGGACTACTGATTGTCATAATACAATCATACGGAATTTTAAACTGCCAATCGGGAGAATAAGGATTCCATTTACTGAATTTTACTTGGTATTCCATACCTTGCTGTT